TGAAGTTTCTCGAGGCGGTGCCACGCGAGACATTCGCCAAGCTGTCTAACACACAAGCGGTTGATATCCGCATTCGAGAAGTAACGGCGACAAACTGGCGATTGCTTAATCGCTCGGGGAAAGTCATAAGCGAAGGCGAGCATGACTTTGGTGTCGTTCCGGCATTTGTCCTGTATGCCAAGCGCCGCGCATTGACGCCGTTTATTGGGCGCTCTATCCTCGGCGACCCACAGCTGTTCATTGACCTTTACAATCTAATTTCAGAAACCAGAGAGCTGCTGAGGAAGCAAACGTTTAGCATCCTAAACGTTCCCATCGGCGACATGCCGGGAGGAGTGCAAAAGGAACAGGAGTTGATTGGGCAACAAAGCGGCACCGGGAATATTATGTTTACGACAAATCCGGCGCAGATGCTTTCGCCCGATAATTCTAACGTTACCTCATACCATGAACATATTGACCGCTTGACGCGCCTGATTTATCGGCTATCCATATTGCCGTGGGAGGGCGACGGGCGCGCCTCAGAGTCTGGAGACTCGCGGCGTATCAAGCGCGAAGACCTGAACCAGCAACTCGCCAGCTTTGCTGACGAGCTGCAGCGTGTTGATAATTTTGTTACCAAGTTGGTTTACCGCGCGTATTATGGCGATGCCGCCGATACGTGGCAGGCAAACGATGCTTTGACCATTCGCTGGCCGCAGTCATTTGAGACGACGCCGCTTGAGCAGTTGACGAAGCAATTCAGCGAGGCTCTGTTGCTTGACCTTGGGCCGACAGCATCCGCTGAAATTCGCAGCCGTGCTGCACGGGCCGTATTGCCTGATTTGAACGCTGAGAAGCTCAAAGAAATTGATACCGAAATTGCGGAAACGCCTACGGAGTCCCCAACAGCACGACGGCAAGCTGGATTTGACGCGTTAACGCAACGTTTGGAAACCATGCAGGAAGAATCCGATGACGATACGCCAGACGAGGAAGAGATGACGCCGCAGGGCAATGGCAACGCCTAAAAGTGAAGGGCAAAAGATTGCGGCAGTCGCGCAAGGCATCAGTGATGATGTCGCGCGGGAACTGGCCAAAGTTTTACGCGCGTCTGAGCGCGCGCTGTTGCCTATTCTGAAGGAGGCGCTTGACGCTAATCGAACAGCCAGTGTCAAAGCGGCTCGAGGCCTTGCCTTGCGCGCAGACATTCTACGTGCACTGCAGCAAGCCGGTTATGATGACCTGATTGATGCAGGTTCTAATACGGCGATTGAAGACATGGCACGGACATTAAAGGCGCGTCCCGCCATTGCGGGGCTGAAAGCCTTTGTCATGCCGAATGCCCGTCGCATTGCCGCGTTAACAGAAATTGGCAAGGCAAATCTAATGGGCGTTGCTGAGAATATAGCGACAAATCTCAATAACGCCGTCTCCATGTGGTCGTTGACCGTCAGCGACCAGAACATGATTTTGAATGATTTGGCGGGTGTGCTGCAGGATAATTTTAATCAAGCGCAAACGCTGTTTGATACGCAAGTTAGTATTTACGGGCGACAGCTCGAGGCGATGTCAACAGAAAGCCTTGGCCCAACGCAAGCGTTTCTGTACGTCGGCCCTGCAGATGGCCGCACGCGCACATGGTGCCTTGAGCGCGTTGGAAAAGTTTATACACGCGCGCAAATCGAGGCGATGGATAACAAGCAACTGCCGAATCCATTTTTGACCGGAGGCGGTTATAACTGCCGTCATAGTTTTATTGCTGTTGAGGGTAAAGAGCTGTCCAGTCTACTTAATACGAATAAACGCGCCGACGGGTTTGACGTAGACATGCAAGCTATTCAGGAGATGCGCCGCGCGGCGCGCCGGTCAGACGCGCGACGGCTTGCGCGCAATAACCAAGCAACCAACTAATGCACGTTTCTCTTAAAAGCAACTTTTCGAGCCTCTTGGATGTCGTTAATTTTAGGAAAGACGACTGGGAGGCCGCAGGGCGGTTGATAAGACAACGTATCCGTCAACGCACCGCCAAAGGCGTAGACGGACAAAATCGGGGTTTTGCGCCTTATTCCTCCAGTTACGCAGAACAACGCAAAAAAGCGGGATTGCCGACGTCTCCTGTTAATTTGACGCTCAGTGGCGAGATGTTAAACGGTATTATAATTGAAGCCACGCGCTTAGGCGTAACGGTAACATTTAGGGACTAATGGCAAGGCGCAAGTCCAGCAAAAAGAACCGGCGCGAAACGATGTTGCGAGACTCGCGCAGCCTATCCCCCATGGAGAAGGCAGTTTTTCATCAGCGGGACGGCGCTGGCAAGTCGCGGGTCAAACGGCAATTTTTCGAATTAAACGAGCAGGACTTGACAGATATCGTCGAATTGTTAGAAAGTCGCTTACGAGCGCGGCTGAGCTAAAAAGGAGACAGTGAGCAATATGGCAGAAACGTATACTATCGAAGTAGACGAGCAGGGCAAATTTGGCACATTGCCTGACCCTATTCAGCGCTTCATTAATAGCGCGGTCGCCGAATCATACAAGCGCGGCGCAGAGAAGGCAGAATCCCGGTTGGCCGAGCGCGTCATGGACCCTGCCGAGCGTGAACGGCTGAAGCAGACCGAGCAGGATAACCAGCTGTTGCGCGAAGAAATCGCTACACGCGATAAGAATTTTGAGGAAGCGGCTCGTTTACGCGAGGAACGCTTTCAGAAGTCGCTGTCGGACGCCGAATCGCGTGTGACGGCAGCTACTCAGGAAATTGAGCGGCGTACATCGCGGCTCAAGGACATGCTCGGGGCAGAAGTCCGTGCCGCCGCCGTCGCTGCCGGTGCACGAGACGAAAGTCTCCCTGAGCTGTCGAAGCTCCTAGGAGCGGATATTGACCTCGATAGTGACCTGCGACCGATTGTCCGCGCGTCTGATGGCTCAGCGCGTGAACAGGATGGGAAGCCGATGACGATTGAGGGGTTGGTTAAGGAATATCTTGCCTCGCATCCACATCACCTAAAAGGCGGTCGGTCAACATCCGGGCGCGCTCAGGGCGGTGTAGCCATGCGACAGGCAATGAGTCAGGTATCTGACGCGCACGACGATGCATTTGCGGCAGTAGCCGAAAATCCTACGATGCAGAATGTCGGCGCGGCTATTCGTTCTATGCGTTCCCGAGCAAACGGGACCAAAGCATAAGGAGTTTCCATGCCTTTTAGCGGTCTGTCTACAAATGATTTGTTTACGGCAAGTTTGGTTCAGGAGGATGTGTCGCGCCTTGTCGCCACGCTGTCTCCGAAGGAAACGCCGTTCCTGAATTGGCTCGGCGATAGCGCCGTATTTGCTACGTCGACCAAGCACGAGTGGGTGCAGGATTACATGCTGCCCAATTACATTACGGCATCAACCGCGATTAATTCGGCTACTGCCGCCACTGGCGTGCAGGTCAATGGCTTGGGCGAAGCGCTGACCGTCGGCACCATTCTCGAGAATGAGACGCAGACGGAAATCATGCAGGTCAGCTCCATTGTCGGCGCGAACTCGATTGTCGTGACGCGTGCCTATGGCGGCGGCGCTGTGGGGTCGCTGGCGGCTGGCGGTCAGCTGTATGTTCGCGTAATGGCTGGCATTGAAGGAGCCGACCATGATGGACGGCATACGCGGCGTCTTGGCGACCGAAAGGCCAATACGGTCGGGCTGTTCCAGATGCCGGTTGCTGCCTCGGGCACTGACCTCGCCGTCAATGTGTATGGCAACGATGCGTATGATAACGCGGTCGCCAAGGGCGTCGTTGACATGATGCATCAGCTGGAAAAGGAAGTCGTGCGAGGCGTCCTGAACAGCACGAATTCGCTGGGCACGTCGGCGCAGACCCGTACCATGCAGGGGCTGAGGAGCTATATCACTACGATTAATTCAACGGTGACCGCTTCCTCATTCAGCACCAATCCCCACCTGTATATCGGCAATGTCTGGCAGTCGATTTACGAGCAGGGCGGGTCGCCTGATACGGAAAATTGGGCCATCATCGCTGGCACCAGCTTTTTCCGTGATATCAGCAACCTGAACGATACGAAGGTTGAAGATAGCAACCAGAGCGAGCTGTTCAAGCGCATTATTCGCACGTATGAAGGGCCGCTTGGTCGCGCCAGCGTCATTCTGTCCCGCGTGCTGTCCGCCTCGGAACTGCTGCTGGTGCCCCGTGAGCGCGTAAAGGTCGTGCCGCTGCAGGGCCGTTCGTTCAATTACACCGAAATGGGCGTTACCGGCGACAACAAAAAGGGCTTGCTGACTGGTGAATACACGGTCGAAGTGCATCATCCGAACGCAATGGCTCGCATCGTAAAGGCGTAACAATCCTAGGGCCGGGGCATCACAGGGATGCCTCGGCTCTATTTAGACGGCGTTTGAGCGCGCCAGAGGACACAGCATGGATGGCATCATTGAAGAAATTTGCCGCGTCAGAAGCGTTTCCGACATCCGATACCCTAGTTTACGCCGATGGCAGGATTACTTGCGAAACGAAGTCCAGCCCAAGTTGGATAGTTATCAAGAGCTAATGAGTAAATCTGCCACACAGACTCGCAAGCCGAAGGGAGCG